AGGCACGATAGGGAGCCTCCACCACTCTATTTACCCATGATATATAAAGTCGGCATGCTGGGCTCAGGCGAGGCAACTGGCTGGACCCCGACCGAGCCAGATTATGAATATTGGCTAAAAATTCTTTTAAAATTAAGGTTGACAGAGACAAGACAGTACCACACACCCAAAGATTTCGGCTCAAGAGTCGAAGCTATAATCGAAAAATATAGATTGTTTGGTCACGAGGAGGCATTTAGATACATTAATGATTTGACAAAGGGGTTCCTCGTGACTAAATTTAACATGAAGGGTAAAAATTGGCATGGCGTGTCTGATACCGAGTATGAACATCGCCTTCGAGACGCGCGGGAAAAGGCTGGAAACCCCGCTGGCCGAGTGCAGTATTCATTAACTGGTTGTAAAAACACCACTGGAAGTTGAGGATCTATTGTTTTTTCAAATTTTAGACGAAAAAAAAGAATGTGGAGCTATTTTTGCTAATAACACTCTCGTCGACGTTTTCAAGCCAAAAGAGATGACTCACACATGGTCTTATACCTCACATGTCGACAGCTTATCCATTGAGTACGCTAATATATGGTGTAACGGGGTTTCGCTAGACCAGGTTTGTCCGGAGGAAATAAAAGAAGAGTGGAAAAAGATTAACAATAAAGCTAAATCTTTTCTCACCTCGTTTGAATTAGCCAAGATTAATTTAACTGATAACTGCTTATTTGATCTATTGCCAGAAAATTTTCTTTTAGAATTCTATGATTTAAAAAATCAAATAACCAGGCATGTTTTTGAAAATTTTGAAAAACCAAAAAATTATGATTTTTTGGTTGATCTTATACACTTGCTACATGACATAAAAACCAGAAAATTAAATTTAAAGTTTGAAAACTTAAATTTCACAGATAAAAGGGTCAGAAATAACTTTGGAAAAATTAAAGAATGTTCGTCTTATATCGACTACAGCCCCTGGAACACAGCGACTGGACGCTTAGCCACAGTACCACAGAGCTTCCCAATTTTAAACCTAAACAAAGAATTAAGACCAGCGATATGCCCGAATAATGATGTTTTTGTAGAGTTTGACTACAACGCTGCAGAGCTAAGAGTGTTGTTCGCGTTGCTTAAGCAAAAACAACCAAAAGACGATATCCATTTGTGGATATCAAAAAACATTTTTGAATCTAAATATGATCGTGATGCTACAAAGAAAAAGGTCTTTGCTTGGCTGTATAACCCCAAGGCAAAAAATAAAAAACTTAACAATTATTTAAATCGAGAAAAAATTTTAGAAAAGTTCTATAAGGACGGCCAAGTTATAACTCCTTTTGGCAGAAAGCTTGACGTTGAAGAGGAGAAGGCTGTTAATTATATGATTCAGAGCACAACAAGTGATTTATTTTTAACATCTGCTATCAAGATTGATAAAATGTTGAAGAACAAAAAGTCCAAAATCGCTTTTTGCGTGCACGATAGCTTGGTTATTGATTTCGCCAAGGAAGAAAAGGACTTGATTTTTGAATTGGCCAAAATTTTTTCGCAGACAAAGTTTGGGATTTTAAAAACTAACATGAACATTGGAAAAAATTATGGCTCGATGAGGAAGATACAATGAATATTGTTGGTTTAGGAAATGCTGGATGTCAGATCGCCAAGAACTTTGAAAATTATGAACAATACAAGGTATTTTACATTGATGTCGAAAATAAGGCATACCCTACCTTTTTACCAGTTGAGATCCAAAATTCCCATGAAGACTATGAAAAAAAGTATAAGAAACTCAATTTAAACAATTGTAAGGGAGAAACAACGTTGATCCTCGGCGGATCTGGTAAAATTAGTGGGTGTGTCCTTCGGCTACTTGAACAACTTCAAAAATCACCTATAAAAATAATTTACATTAAGTCTGACGAAACTACTATGTCAGAATTAACAAAAACCAGAGATAAAATTGTGTTTGGGGTATTACAAGAATATGCTCGCTCTAATATACTAGAAAAGGTATATCTTGTGTCCAACAAAAGTGTTGAGTCAATTGTCGGGGATGTTACTATAAAGGACTACTGGGACGAAATTAATAATATTATATCTAGTACTTACCACATGATTAATGTTTTTGAAAAAACAGAGCCGCTTTTAGTAAATTATCCCAACATGAAAGAGACCATTAAGGTTGGGACATTCGGTGTTATCAACTTTGAAACAGGAAAGGAAAGAACTTTCTATGATTTACAATTTCCTAGAATAAAAAAATATTTTTATGGCATAAACAAAGAAACAATGAACGATAAAAAAATCTTGAGTAAAATTCGTGACTTTGTAAGCTCTAAAAGAGAAGAAAAGCTTGATGTTGGATTTTCGATATATCCAACAGACTATAGTGATAACTACATTTATTCAGTACATTATGCTTCTTATATACAAGAACAAAATTCAGATTAATTATTTACTTTATTATTGAAGTGATTATTATATAATCATACCAGACAGCCAGGAGATTAGCTGGCTGTACTATAGCTTAAAGCAAAAGGAGAAAGACTATGGGTATTAATTTAGAAAAGATGAGGGAAAAGCGCGATGCCTTGGAAAATCGCGGAGGTTCGAATGTTTTTTGGCGTCCTGACGACGGAGAAACGACAATTAGAATTGTACCAACTTCTAACGGAGATCCGTTTAGGGAGTATTGGTTTCACTATAATCTAGGGAAGAACCCTGGGTTTTTGAGCCCGAAGAAGAATTTTGGAGAGGATGACCCGTTGAATGACTTTGTCCGCCAGTTGTATAAGGACGGAGCTGATGAATCTATCAGGATGGCGAAGGACCTATCAGCTCGCCAGCGCTTTTTTGCGCCCGTCCTTGTGCGCGGAGAAGAGGAGAGAGGAGTACGACTATGGGGCTTTGGGAAGACTGCTTACAGAGAATTGCTTAATTTAGTTCTTAATCCTGAATATGGTGACATTACTGATATTGAAGATGGTACTGATTTAACTATTAACTATGGTAAGCCTCCAGGCGCACAGTTTCCTCAGACCGCCATCACACCCCGTCGTAAGTCGTCACCAATGACAGAGAGCGAAGAACAAACTGCAATTTTCCTGGATCAAATTCCTGATTTTGATTCAGTTTTCGAGCGCAAGACGCCGGAACAAGTACAGGTTATGCTAGATGAATTTCTTTTGAGCGAAGACGATGCAGAAGACGTTTCAACTGAATCCACTAGATATAATAATGATTCTGGAAAGAACGCTGTAGACAAGGCTTTTGCTGAGCTTTTGTCATAAGGTCCTCCACCGCAGGGAGGCCTGGGTTTACAGAGGCCTCAATTTTTCACACACACAGGAGATTATTATGAGTGAAAATAACAGAAGCGGATATGAACTCCGTACCGATTTGCTAGGAATGGCGATTGGAATTCTCGAAGCCCGGGATAACCGGAAGTTTGAGAATCAACATCTGAAGCCCGCGGGCCGCCGTACTGCGGTTGCGCCTTATACGACTGAGGATGTACTGTTTGAAGCTGAAAAGCTTTATCAATTTGTACAAAAGAAAGCATAATTGATAACCGCAGGGAGGCCTGGGTTTACAGAGGCCTCAACTTAAAATTTAATCAACAACTAATTATAATTATGGATACTTTCATATTAATAGCTATGTCAGTTGGTTTATTTGTGTCAGGCATGTCGTTAGGCGCTATTATAGAGAACAAGAGGCTTTATTCAGTAAAACTTGTTAAGGATATAAACGAGTCTCTTAAAGAAACACAGCAGATAATAGTCCCTTTAGCAGATAAGATAACACATTTTGATATGAGACAAAGACACTTTATAAACCATACCCTCGTTGATTATAATAACACAAGAGATCCAGAGATAACTCTGGAAATTCCTGTTTACGAGTCATTAACAAACGAATTAAATTTGAAAGAGGAACAGTGGCAAGAAAATCAAAGAAGTTGGGAAGATTAAGTATTAATGAGATGAGAAACCTCATTAATAAAAAGGCCGGCACAGAGGTCGCCTTTGACTTAACAAAGGACAGTCCCACACAAGTTAAAGAGTGGATTTCAACTGGCTCGCGCTGGCTTGACAGTATTATTTGTAGAGGCCAGTTGGCTGGAATTCCAGTTGGCAAGATTGTAGAAATTGCAGGCCTCGAAGGGTCTGGTAAATCATATATGGCAGCCCAAGCCGCGGCCAATGCCCAAAAAATGGGCATTGATGTTATTTATTTTGATTCTGAATCAGCTATTGATCCTCAGTTTTTATCTAGTGCTGGTTGCGATGTGAATAAAATTTTGTATACGCAACCACCTAGTGTCGAATATGTACTTGAAACAATCGAGGATTTGTTAGGCTCAAATGATAATAGAATGTTATTTATTTGGGATTCTTTGGCTCTTACTCCTTCTGTGAGCGATGTTGAAGGCGACTTTAACCCACAGTCCTCAATGGCGGTTAAACCCAGAATTCTGGCTAAAGGAATGTCCAAGTTAACCGTGCCCATCGCGGCTTCTAAATCAACTTTTTTGGTGTTGAACCAATTAAAAACAAACATTACTAGAAGCCCATCTGAGGCTATGACAACGCCATACGTGACTCCTGGTGGAAAAGCGATGCACTACGCATACTCATTGCGCATATGGCTGACAAAACGTAAGGCCAAAGCCTCTTTTATTATAGATGAAAATGGGTATAGAGTCGGATCTGAAGTCAAGGCAACTTTGAATAAAAGTCGTTTTGGCACGGAAGGAAGACAATGTACCTTTAAGATTCTTTGGGGCGGGGATGTCGGAATTCAGGATGAAGAAAGTTGGCTTGAAGCTATCAAAGTTTCTGATAATTTAAAGTCCACCGGTGCGTGGTATAATCTGGTCTACGAAGATGGAACATCTGAAAAATTTCAAGCCGCTAAATGGAAAGAAAAATTACAAAGCGAGAAATTTCGAAATCGAGTATTACAGATAATGGATGAAGAAATAATTATGAGATTTGAGAAGAAGGAAGGAAACGCGAAAAATTTCTATGATATAGAAGGAGAATAGCGATCTTGACTTATATGCCCCCTGTACCTATATTAGCTGTACAGGGGGTTTTCTATG